TAACGCGTAAATTTTAAGGAGGGCCAAGTGGCAGATATTATATTTTACATATCACCACTTGGTGCTCATACCATGTTAGGAAAATAACATGGCTGACGAAACAGTAATCATATCATCACCTGGTTTAACCACTTGGAACAGTGGAATATTCGGCGACGGTTCATTTGGTGGATTTGAATTATCATTAGGTGCATTACAAGGCTCAGTTACATTTTCAATAGATAGTACAGTTAGTGTTACAGGGATTCAGTTAGCCGTAGTTGAGAGTATAACATTTGGTATTCAAATTGATGGTAATGAATTTGTTAATGCTGATGAAGATCACAATTTATTAATATTTTCTCCTACGGGATCAACAGTTGCTGCAAGTGCTAACGTAACAGTTACTGGATTAGGAATTAATTTAACAGAAGGATCTGTGACAACAGAATATCAACCAGATGCAGGTTGGGGTATCGCAGGTTGGGGTATAGTTCCTTGGGGTGAAGAAGATGATGTAATTGTACCTCTTACTGGAACACAAATTAACGTTGCACAAAATTCAGTAGTTATAGAATTAATTACACCTGTTAATGTAATAGGAACGCAAGTTAATTTATTAATAAATGGTGTAACTGAAGATATTAGAACAGATGCATTTGTCACAGGATCTCAATTAAATGTATCACAAACTGGAGTTACAACTACAGCTAATTCCAATGTTGATACTACAGGTGTTCAAATTAATGCTTTAATTGGAGATGAATCTATAACAGGTGATGCTAATATTAATTTAATAGGAATTCAAAATAATATATTTATTACACCAGTAACTCCAAATGCTGATAGTAATTTATCAGTTACTGGATCTCAGATTAATTTAGACGAAGGTTCAGTTACAACTGATTTTCAACCTGATGCTGGATGGGGTGTTTCTGGTTGGGGAGATGTTCCTTGGGGATTAGAAAACGATATTATTGTAACTATCAATGAAGGTCCATTAGCTGTAATTGAGGGATTTACATTCGCTATTCAAATTGATGGTAATATTTCAATTAACGTTCAAGATGAACATAATTTATTAATATTTACACCAAATGGTATAACAACTGCCGCTGATGCTAATGCAAATGTTACGGGATCTCAATTAAAAATTACAGAAGGACTAGCTGGAGCTGTAATTACTGCTGATGCTAATGTATCTGTTACAGGATCTCGAATAAATGTAGTACAGGGTAATGCTATAGGTTTCCCAACTATTGAAGTTCCAGTTACCGGTTCTCAAGTTAATGTTTTAATAGGAAATGAAAGTATCAGCGCTAATGCTAATGTTAATGTCACTGGCTCTCAAATTAACTTTAATACAGGACAAGTTACAATTGCCTTTGGATATGATGTATCCGGATCTCGAATAAACTTAATAGCAGGACAAGCAACAGCCACTGGAAATGCTACAGTAAATGTGACTGGAATACGCTTGAATACTGTTGTAGGATCTGTTAATATTCAAGCATGGGCAGAAGTACAAACAGGGGCTAATAATATTTGGACTCCAGTTGACTTAGCTGCTTAAATGTATTATTTAAACAAAATATAGGAGCATAAATGGCATCAAGTTATTCTACAGACCTCAAGATAGAATTAATGGTCACTGGCGAAAATGCTGGTACCTGGGGTGATAAAACTAATGATAATTTAAACGTAATTCAACAAGCTATTGCTGGATACGGAGAACAAAGTATAGCTGGTGGTGCTCAAACTACAACTTTAACAATTGCAAATTCACCAACATTATCTGTTGCAAGAAATATCGTAATAAAATTAACAGGAACAATTACAGGAAATCAAATCGTAACAGTTCCAAATGGAATTGAAAAAACTTGGATTGTATCAAATGGTACAACAGGTGCTTTTACAGTAGAATTTAAAACAGTTAGTGGAACAGGTACTACTTGGTCTGCAACTGATAAAGCAATTAAAATATTATACTCAGACGGAACAAATATAAATGCAGTAGATATTACTACATTATCTGGAACAGTTGCTTCTGCACAAATAGCAAACTTAGCAGTTACATCCGCTAAACTTGCATCATTTGCAGTGACTGAAGCTAGACTTGCATCATTTGCAGTTACAACTTCAAGACTTGCAACAAATGCTGTTACAGCAATTAAAATTACACAATCTACAATTACACAATCAAAACTAGCAGCTAACTCTGTTGGATCAAATCAATTGATCTCAACTGGTGTTACAGCTGCGTCTTACACAGCAGCTTCAATCACAGTGGATGCTGATGGTCGTATCACTGCTGCATCTTCTGGATCAGCGGGTGCTGGAATGGGAGTACCTAAACTTGCTGTAACTGGACCTACAAGTGGAACATACACTGCATCACCTACTGCAAATTTTGCAGTGTCTTATTTATATGCTGGAGGAGGTGGTGGTGCTAGCGGAGCAGGATCACCGGCAAATCAGGGACCACCTGCAAATCCAGGTGGAAACGCAGGAGGTGGAGGAGGTTTTGGTATGTACTCTTTCCCAATTTCACAACCTTTTACTCAACCTTATTCTGTGGGTGGCGCAGGTACTGGAGGTGGTGGGGGTAATAATACTAGTGGTACAGCAGGTAATGCTGGAGGTAATAGTGTTTTAACAAATGTTGGAACTGTAAATGCAGGCGCAGGAGGCAGAGCCTCTCCAAGTAACTCACCAGGAACTCCAGGAAACGCACCGGGTGCAGCACTAACTTATAACACTAGAGATTTTGTTGTGGGTGGAAGTTTTGGCTCAGCAGGTAATGCTGGGTCAAGAGGTGGTCCATTTATGGAAGGTCAAAATAATTCGGGGGGGTCAGGTAATGCAGGCGAGGTTGGAACAATTGTTATATTTGAAAATACTGGAGTTTAACTATGCCTATTTTTGTATTTTTAAAAAATTCTAGTGATCTATATAGAATTGCTGAAAACGAAGATTTTTTAAATAAAAATAAAAATTTTTTAGAAAATCAGTATGATTTAGTTTCTGTTAGTCAAAATGATTTTGATGCTTTAAGATTACAAAAAAAATTAATTTTAAATAGAACAGGCAACACAGTTACATTACAAAATATATCTGTATCTTTTTCAAGTGTTGTTGAAATGCAAAAAGAATTAAATAACTATATTTCTATCATAGATAATTATCTAATTAATAATTCAAATAAACCTGTGGCTAATGATTTAATTTTATATAAAAATTATTTAAAAAATATCAATCCTAGTGCTTTAATAACAGAAACTAACAAAGTTTTAAATTCTTCAATAGAAGAATATGTAGAAAATCAAGGAATAAAATCAATAAATTTATTACAATTACTTTAAACTTTACTTTTATTACAATTTAAAGCATATTTGATAAATGTTTACAACAAAAACAATTGAATTTAGTTCAGTAGATTTATACTCTAGTTTAAAACAAGATTGCCCAGTCCCCATTAAAACAAACATACCTAAATGGTTTAAAGATTTAAATCATACCCCAGAAAATGAAACTATTAAAGGTTGTGTGCCTTTTTTAGAAACTTTAACTACAGGTTATTTGTTAAAAATTCCCCAATCAATTAAAGTTTATTTTAATGTTATAAATCCACAAACTAATAAACCTGATATTTTTTTAAAAATTAATCAAAGATTTTCAAATGAAATTGCACAAGCTTATGGTTTAAACTTGTTAAATAATGGAGAACCTGGTCACCCGATACATCAACTAGGAGAATGTCCCTATGTTAATACTAATAAAAATTTATCTTTTGTAAAAATTATTAATCCTTGGAGAATTAAAACTCCACCCGGCTATTCATGTTTATTTTTACCACCTTTAAATAATACAGATGATCGTTTTTTTATTATACCAGGTATTGTTCACACAGATAAATTTCCTCTTGAAGTTAATTTTCCTATTGTTATAAATGGTGATAAATATCCTACATTGGAAACTATATTGGAAAAAGGAACACCCTATGTACAAGTAATTCCTTTCAAAAGAGAAAGTTGGAAAATGAAAATTACTTCATTAAGTGTACAAGAAAAAAGAAAAGGAAGATTAATGCTAAGTTTAGATATTTTTCACGTTTATAAAAAAAAATGGTGGGATAAAGTATCATGGAAATAAAAAATTTTATTAAAATTTATGATGAAGTGTTACCATGGAAAGTTTTAAGTAATTTTTTAAGATATATAAATAAATTAGATTTTGAAAAAGCGTCCGTAGGGCAAGATAAAGAAATAAATTTCAATATTAGAAGAACTTTTGTAAAACCTCTTCGGAATTTAGATAAATCATTAACAATGGTACATTGGAGCAATTTATTACTTTATTTTTTTAGAAATGGTCTTTTCAAATATAGGGATGAAACTGGCTTTGTTGATTTTCATTGGGATAGGATAATTGATATTAGTGTATTAAAATACGAACAAACTGGTTTTTATAAGTGGCATACAGACCATTTTGCGGCTATACCTAGGACAATGAGTTGTATTTTACTATTAAACAATGATTACGAAGGTGGAAGTCTATGTTTTAGGAATCCAGACGGAACAGGAGAATGGGAAGTTGAAGTTAAGCCAAATAGAATGATAATTTGGCCAAGTAATTTTTTATATCCTCATACAGTTAAACCAGTAACGAAAGGAAAAAGGTATTCAGTTGTAGCATGGGCACTATAAAAGATTTTAAATATAAATTAATTAAAAATTTTCTAACAATAGAAGAAATTAAATTATTGACTGATTATTGTAAAATAAAACATAGATTAAATATAGATTCATTTGATTTTAATCAAAGTGATATTGGAGACACTTATTTTTATGGAGATCCTTTGATGGAATCTTTAATGGTCAATAAATTAGAATTAATGCAAAAAGAATCTGGTTTAGAACTACTTCCCACTTATGCATTTTGGAGAATGTACACTACATTTGCAGATTTGAAAAAACATAAAGATAGACCTGCTTGCGAAATAAGTGTTACTGTTATGTTAGGGTCCGACGAAACACCTTGGCCGATATATATGGATGGTACAGAAATAAATATGAAACCTGGTGATGCTGCAATATACTTAGGTTGCGAAATAGAACATTGGAGAGAAGAATTTAAAGGGGACTGGCATGCTCAAACATTTTTGCACTATGTAGATAAAAATGGACCAAACAAAGAATGGGCTAAGGATAAAAGAATGCTTTATGGCATTAGTAAATAATAAAGAAAAGATATTTTCTAAAAAAATTGAGTTAGAAACTTATATTTGTACTGGTGAAATTGATGATTTTGAATTAATTGATAAATTAATTTTAGATGTTAGAGAAGGAATTAAAATATCAACAGTAAGTAGAAAAACTAATGTAAAAGGAGAACACACTGAGTTTGATTGTTTAGTTAAAAATAAAAATTTTCATAAATTTTTAAAAATAATACAGCCTTTAATGTACAAAATATATCCAAGTAATTTTATAATCAAAGATGTCTGGGGAAATATATATAAAGAAAATGATTATGCACAAGTTCACCTTCATAATGATTCAGCTTTTTGTGGTATTTTATATTGCACTGATGGACCTGGTCCTGGAACCTATTTTAATCAGTATGATTTAAATATTGAAGAAAAAAAAGGTAAGTTTGTTTTATTTCACCCTAAACTTCTTCATGAAGTAAAGCCCTTTGAATATAAAAAAGAAAGAATAACTATTGCTTGGAACTTTAGTGAAGTAAATAATTGGGCTGATCTTAACAATGCATCTTATATAAAACCAGATAAAGAAATTGTTTTATGATTCTTTTACTTTATTCAGGAGGAGTTGATAGCAATGTTTTATTAAAATATTGTCTAGAAAAACAATCTAGTCCTTTAAAAGTAATTTATATTGAAATAGGTCATTGTAAATTTGGAAAAGAAAGAATTCAAGAACAAAACAAAGCAGTACAAAAATGTATAAGTCATTTTCAAAAAAATTACAGAAAATTTGATTTTAACACAGTCAAATTTGAATTAAACATACCTGAATTTGATAATGGCGGTACGGGGTCTTTTTGGACGGATGATCAATGGTGTGCTTTTTTTGCAGGAAGAATCTGTGAGACAACACAAATTAAAATAGTTTTAATTGGTCATTTTACTTACAACAGTTTAATAGGTATTTTACAACATCAAAGAGTTGATTATTGGTATTATGATAATTCTTTGATAGATATATTTAAATCTCAAATTTTTAAAAATAAAGAGGATTTTCATTACATTTTTCCACACACATATTTAGGTAAAGATATTGATCAATTTAAAACAAAACTTGAAGCTTGGAATTATTTAGATAAAGAATTACAAGAAAACTTAAGAGTTTGTGAAAGTGACGTATTTCATTGTGGGAAATGCAAAAAATGTTTGCATTTATCATATTATGGTATAAGAAAATGAAAAATGAAACAATTACCATTATTTGAACCTATTACAGGAATCATAATTTTAACTATTTATTCACTAATAGTTTTTTTTCTAACATATTTTTTTTCAAGAGGTTATTCTAAAACTAAGATAAGTTTTTTACTTTCGAATAGAGATTTAACAAGTACTCAGGGTAAGTTTTCTGTAGCAGCAGCTTGGTTATATGCTACAGGACTATTTGTTAGTGTTCAACAAGCATATGTAAATGGACTTGTTGGATTTTTTTGGTTTGTGTTAGGAGCAATAGGTGTTTACTGGTTGTTTGGTTTTTTTGCACAAAAACTAAGGAATAAGTTTCCAGATGGTTTTACTTTTAGTGATTACATAAAAAAAACTTATGGAACTAAAGTTCAGTTTGTTTATTTATTTGAAATGTCTCTTTTGGCTATTTGTATTTGTGCCTTAAACTTATTAGCTGGTGGCAAAATTATTGAATTGTTAACGGGATTAAATTTTTATTTTTCAGTTATAGTAATTGCTTTAATAGCATTAATTTACAGTTTAAATGGCGGACTTAAGGCATCTGTAATAACAGAAATATTTAAAATTTTAATGGTGTGGTCTGGTGTTTTTATTTTAGTTCCATTAGTTGTTTTTAATTCGGGAGGTATAGATAATGTAATTAATGGTTTATCTGGTATTAATAAAGACGGACTTGCAATAGTAGGCACTGAAAAATCATGGAACGTTTTTATAACTTTTGGTATAATAACTTTTTTAGGAGCAATGGGTGGTTTTTTTGGGGATAATGCATTTTATCAAAGATCATTTTCAATACCAAAAGAAAAAGTGTTTAAAACATTTTGGCAGGGATCTTTAGTTTACGGAATTATCCCATTAGGAATGAGTTTGATTGGTTTTGCTGCTGCCGGATCTGGATTAATGATTCCAAAAGGAAACGAACAAATGACAACAGCTTATATGATTGCAAATACTTTACCATCATTTGCAAGTATATATTTTTTATTTATATTCTTTGCTTGTTCAATAAGTGTATTGGATAGTCAATTAACTTCTATATCTTCAATGGCTGGTCACGATATTATTAATAAATATAAAAACAATATTAATGATAAAGATAATGTTTTATTTGCGAGAGGAGCAATGATTTTAATGACACTTTTAGGAATATTAATTGCATTTATTCCTAGTATAACAATATTACATATATTTTTATTTTTTGCTACTTTAAGATCGTCTGTGTGGATTCCAAGTATGGTTGCTATTATAAAACCAAACTTGTTAAATTCTAATAGTATGTTTTATGGAATAATTACTGCGATAATTATAGGTCTTCCTTTGTTTGTGTATGGAAATTTAACTAAACAACCATACGTTATATTGTGTGGAGTATTAATTGCAATATTAGGAAGTTTTTGTTTTTCTTTCATTTTAAAAAAATTAATATTTCAAAAATGATTAAGATAATAGATAATTTTTTAGAACATGATTTATCAAAATACTTAGAACAATATTTTTTAGAAATACCACACACTTTTGGATGGTCTTCTACAGGATTAGATAATGGTTCTGCTTTTTATCAGTCTAATTTAAATCCTTACGATCCCTTAATAAAATTTTTATGTTTACAGGTTCAAAAACAAGTAGATCATAAATTAGGATTTTTGAGAGTTTATATAAATATCCACTATTCTAATATGCCTGGAGAATTTCATGCAGATGATGGAGACACTACAATACTTTTAATGACTTCTAAAACATTAAAAAAAGGATCTGGTCAATTTCAAATACAAATTCATAATGATATTAACAGTATACAATCGGTTGATTTTATACAAAATAGATTAATTATATTTCCTGCAATATGGAAACATAGAGGATTAGACCCAATAGAGCATGCAACTCCCAGAGTAACCCTTGCTTTTAAAACACAAAAAGCATAAAGTATTATATATGATATTTAAACAATATGAAAACGGATCTTGTGATATAATTTTTTCCAAAGAAGAAATAGAAATAATAAACAAAAAAGAACATCTTCATTTAAGCGATGAAGCTTTAAAACATTTTGGAAATCATCTTATGCATACAGTGGTTCAGTGGCAAATTAAGTTTTCTGATAAATTAAATAATATTCAAACTCAAAAAAATACAGAAATAATTCCAGATTTTAAAAAATGAATATTTTAAATATTGGGGAACCTATTTTGTTAGATGATGTATTTCCTCCTTCAGAAAATATTCAAATATTAAAACATTTAAGTATTAGAGACTTTAAAATTCAACACGAAGACGACAAAGAAGAAAGTAAATTTAAATGTGCGTTTGTAAATAATGTTCGACATGTTGGTTTTGCTTTACTTACTAAAGATGTATCAGTTCCAAATTTAAATACAGATCCATTTGATCCTTTGTTTTTATGGGCTAGATCAATAACTTCTATTATTACTTGGAGATTAAAAATAGAATTATTTAAAAATATTTACAGAATTCATTGGAATTATTATTATGGTGATCAAGAAGGAATTGGTCACATAGATAGACCTGAAAATAATTTTATATCAATTCTTTATAATCTTCATACTACAGATGGAGGAACTGAAATATTAAATAAATTTTATCCTGATAAAATTGGGCAAGCAAAAATATTCAAAAGTAATTGGAATCATAAAGGAATATGCGTTAAAAAAGACAAGGCAAGAGCATCTTTAAATATTATTTTAGAGTATTAAATTTTTATAGATTATTCAGGTATTTAACCTCATTGATATATAAGGTATAATGATCTATGCCTTTAAAAAAAATACCAGTAGCACCAGGATTTGACAAACAAGATACTGCATCTCAAGCGGAAGGTCGCTGGATTGATGGAGATAATGTAAGATTTCGTTATGGATCACCTGAAAAAATAGGGGGTTGGTCAGAGATATTAGCAGATACTCTAGTAGGCGCTGCTAGGAATCAATGGATATGGGCAGATTTAGACGGTAATAGATATGCTGCAATAGGTACTAATAAAGTATTAGCTATTTATTTTGAAGGTGCGTTTTACGATATTACACCATTAGATACAGCTTTAGCTTCATGTTCATTTAGTACAACTTTAGGATCAGCAACTGTTACAGTTAATAAAGCTGGACACGGATTATCCGTTGGAAGAATAGTAAGATTTACTTTTGGAACACCTCCAACAGGTTTTTCAGCGGCTAATTTTACAAATGCTTTTGAGGTTAAAACAACACCTACATCAGGAACATTTACAATTACAATGCCAGTAGTTTCATCTGCAACAGGAACTTCTGGAACTGCAACGTGCAATCCTTATTATGATTTTGGTCCCTTTGGGCAAACTTATGGGTTTGGTTATGGTACTTTTAACTGGGGTGGTTTCAGTTCAACAGTTACTCAAAATCAACTAAATGGAGCAATAGATAATTCGGTTACAACTATAGTAGTTGATTCAACCACAGGATTTCCTGCGACAGGAACTATTTTAATTGATGATGAATTAATAACTTATGCTGCAAAAACAGCCACAGATTTTACAGGATGTGTTAGAGGAACAGAAGGTACAGCCGCAGCAGCTCACGCAGATAATGCAGTTGTATACGATGCAGCAACTTTCGTTGGTTGGGGTGAAGCATCTCAAGTGCAAACTGCAATAAGATTAGATCCTGCAAACTGGTCATTAGATAACTTTGGTCAAATATTAATAGCAACAATGCACAATGGTCCTACATTTACTTGGGACCCTTCAGTAGATAATGCTCTTTCAACAAGAGCAGTTATTAATGCTTCTATGCCTCAAACTTCTGTAATGACTATAGTATCTGACAGAGATAGACATTTAATTCATCTTGGTACTAATGAAACATTACCAGGTGGCCCACAAGATAAAATGCTTATAAGATTTTCAGATCAAGAAGACTTTAATGTTTACGCTCCAACATCAACAAATACTGCAGGTACATTTAGATTAGATGCTGGAACTAAAATAGTAGCAGCGGTGCGAGCAAAGGATTATATATTAATACTTACAGATGATGCTGCTTATTCAATGCAATTTGTGGGACCGCCTTTTACATTTAGTATTAGAAAAGTTGGATCTAATTGTGGATGTCTTGGTCAACATGCAGTGGTCTTTGCAGAAGGTATTGTATTCTGGATGGGTGATTCCGGAGGATTCTTTGCATTTGATGGTACGGTTGTATCTGTTCCAAGTTTAGTTGAAGATTTTGTATTCACAACAACAAGCGATAATTTAGGAATTAATTACGATGCGAGTGAAACAGTGTTTGCAGCTCATAATAGTTTATACCAAGAAATCATGTGGTTCTACACTAAAGCTAATTCAACTGAAATTGATAGAGTTGTAACATACAATTATGGTGAAAAAGTTTGGACAACAGGCACTATGGCAAGTGCAACGATTGGTTCACAATCAAGAACAACTTGGTCAGATGCAGCAGTCTATGATCATCCACATGCAACTAAATATATCGCGGCAGCCACGCCAACATTCCCTATAGTAAATGGTGTATCCTTAGGTGCATCTGTTTATTATGAACATGAAGTAGGGGTGAATGAAGTAGCATCTTCTGGAGTGGAGACAGCAATACCAGCAAACATTAGATCAGGAGATTTTGATTTAGATGTAGACGGAGATGGAGAATATTTCTTATCTGTTAAAAGATTTATACCTGATTTCAAGACATTAGATGGTGATTGTAAAGTAACCTTATTTTTAAGATCTTACCCTGCAGATACTACAGTTGCAAAAGGGGAAACATTTATAGGTCCTTTTACTGTTAATTCTAGCACAGATAAAATAGACACGCGCGGGCGCGCGAGGCTAGCTAGTATTAAAATAGAAAATGATGGTGTGGATGAAAACTGGAGATATGGAATATTTAGAGTAGACATACAACCAGACGGAAGAAGATAATGGCTAAAATAGATTTTTACGTACCCGAACCATCAGAGGTGTATAACAAAGATACACAAAGACAAATTATACAAGCTATTGATACTTTAAAGGATCAACTCAATACAAGTTATAATGAAGAAGTTAGAGAAGACTTACAAACTTTAACTTGGTTTTTAATAGGAACTGGTAAAAATCGCTCAACAAATGTAAATAATACAGTATTGCCAACTGGTTCTAGATTAAATATAACATTAGCTTCGGTAACGGTGGTTCTTACATAATGACAATAGTATATAAAGTACAAGGCTATAATTTAACAACATCAAATCTAACAACAGTTTTAACTATTGATGCATCTTCTAGAGCAATAATAAAAGAAATTACAATTGCTAATGATACTGTTTCTGCAAGTGAAGTTGATTTATTTTTTAGAGATGCCTCGGAAGCAACCAGCTATAAGTTTTTTCACAATTTAATAGGGGCAAATTCAACTGATAATGCAGTCAATAACGCATTAGTATTAGAAGAAAGTGATAGTCTTAAATTTCAAGCAGATACTGCTAACGCTATTTCTGGACAAATATCTTATGCTTTGATAAATAGATCTCAACAGAATGGCTAGAAAAGTACAATCAGGTCACGGGACTTTTATTAAACGTACCAATAAAAAAAGACCAGGGCGACATAGTAAAAGACCTAATAAAAGAAGTGATAAAAAAGAATATAGGGGGCAAGGAAGAAAATGATGTTTTATATCTGGCATACATTAATCGTATTATTATTTGTAGCTTTTTCTTTTTTTATGGGGTATAAATTAGGTAAAAGCAAATCAGATAAAAAAGAAGAAGTTAAACGTAAATGCCCAATGGGTTTTAATTGATATGGATGAAGAAATAATATTAACGGATCAACACATACAAGAATACAGACTTATAGATGGTAAACAAGTGCCAGTTATAAAATGTCCTACAAAAATTACTTATAGAAACAAAATAACTGGTGAGCTTTATGAATCTGCTGCTGAAGCAAATGCTGATGTAGCTAATCCTAACACACCAACAAAACAAGAAGATATTGCACAAGATGTTGCAGTAACTGTTGCACATTTATCATTATTTGGTAAAACCAAATAATGAAAGATTTAAATCATATTGGAATAAATAACGAATATTTACCGGTTAATTTATTTAATGATCTTAAAATAGAAATTCAAAATTTACGAGGTAAAGTTGGTCAACAATACAGACTTGCTGGCAACATAAAAGAAGAATGGAATTTAGAACCCTGTATTCCTATATTTAATAAATATATAGTTAGTTTAATCAATAAACACCCAGGTCATTTAGGATATTTAGAAATTGAAAAAAAAAAATTTTTAGATCCTAATAAAGTTCCAACATTACAATTAATTCAACTTTGGGTTAATTTCCAAAAAAAACATGAGTTTAACCCTGTTCACAACCATACTGGTCTGTTTAGTTTTGTTATATTTGTTCAGATACCTTACGATTTAGAAAGAGAAAGAAAAGAGGGGCCAGGATCTTTAAGTAATTCAAATTTTACTTCTTGCTTACAATTTCACACAACAAACCCCTTAGGAAAACATTATGACGAAATTGTTTATGTAGATAAATCCTATGAAGGAGGAATTTATTTTTTTAACGCAGAAACCATGCATTGTGTTTATCCTTTTTTTACTTCTGATGATTACAGGATAACTGTTTCTGGAAATATAGGGTGGGTTTGTTAATGGATCCAAGAGGTGGCACTGAACTTCAATTTGAGTTTTTAAGAAAATATGTATCTAAAGAACTACTAGATCAAGTACAAATATGTACCTCTGTTCCTGGTAAAGTGCCTCTTCACGATACAAAATTAAATATTCTTTGGCAAAAAAATTCATACGATCAACCTAATTTGGCCCCTTGGTTCAAAGATAAATCTAATCATAAAAAATATGATTGGTATGTATTTAATTCACATTGGAATTATGAAAAGTTTAGAATGGCTTTTGATGTACCAACAGAGAAATGC